CAACGATCTTGAACACGTCCTGGGCTTCCAGGCGGGTGTTCAGGATCTGAGCAGCACCCGTACGGGTAGCAGCGGCGCGGCCTCGGGCGCCAGCAGCGACAGCACCCACCAGTACGGTGGCCGCGTCGATCATGTAGCCCCTGCGAGGGGCGAGACCAGTAGAGCGAGCCATTAGGCGTTACCTCAGGGAATCAGGGAGAATCAGGCGACCACAGCCGCGTCGGTCACGCCGGTCAAGCGAGCAGCGGAGCGGCCGTTGTAAATGGCCATCGCGCAGTACCACTCGATCCGGGTGCGATCAACGGGGGCGTCAGGCACTTCACCGAGAGCACGGACAGAAGGTCCGAACTGACCGCGAGCGCGGCCCTGCAGGGCAGTGGTGAGCAGGTCACCAAACGCCACGCAGTAGATGGAAGTGGAGCTGTTGGCCTCAGTGAAAGGCTGCACAAGCTGGTTCTGTGCATTCACATCGGTAACGATGATCGGCACATCGCCATACTGAGTAACGCGACGGCCAAACTCGTTCTGGCTGTAGTTGATGAAACCACCAATCGCGGTAGAGCGGCTGGCAGTATTCAGGCGCCGCCGCATCTTTTTGTTCATGATCAGCACCTTGTTGCCGCCCATGGCGTCACAAGCGTCGATCAGTTCATCCAGAGCGGACAGGGACAGCGCACCGCCCATGCTGATTGCCTGGGAGCTGCCGACATTGATCCGGCGGCGGAGACCATCAAAGGCGCGAGGGTTGGCCGACTCATCACCGTTGATGAACTGATCCTCGAAGGTGAGCCGCATGGAGCGAACCTTCATCTGGACCTGATCAGCGATGGCCTGCGGGCCACGCATATCGATGATGGCGGTGTCAACATCGATCTCGGCCCCCATGATCTTGAGCTTTTCAGCCTGGGGGTTGAGCACGCCGTAGGTGGCATCGAGGGATTCGTTGACGCCACGGAACCCAACTGCAGGCAGTTCGGCCTCCACGTCGTAGAACACACCCTCGCCTTCCACGTTCTGGAAGGGGATGACGGAGATCAGCTCGCCTTCAGCGAGTTCACGGATAACAGCGAGGCGAGCCGGATCACGTTCGGATTTGGCCGCCTCCAGAAGGGTAAGGCCCATCGGGAATCAGGGGAGTAAGGATCTGCTGGTGGCGTCACGCCGGGATGGGTTGCATCACGCAACCCGTGTCATCCCCAGCAGACCCTTTGCCGTTAAGCTGTTAGCGGCGCTTGGCAAATGCCTCGCTGAACAGCTGCCCGGTCGGCACCTTCGACAGGTCAGCGGTGGTGTTAATCCGGCCATCGCGACCGCCGCGACCACCGGAACCGCTGCCGTATTCCGGCTGGAAGTGCATGCCGTGGACGGGATCCTTGCGGAGCTTGGCGAAGTGCTCGCGCAGGGTGATCCGCTTGCCGGTTTCAGCGTCCAGTGCCGGGCTGCCGTCTGCGTCCACTAGGTAGAGGCCGTTTTTGTCTTCGGCGTACTGCAGGCCGAACAGCTGCCAGATGTAGTCAAACGGCGTGCGGCCGTCGATTTCCGATGCGTCGGTGAGGCCTTTGGCGGCCAGGAACTCCCGCTCTGCCTTCACGCGCAGGGCTTCACGTTCGGCAGCGGATGCTTTGGTCTGCAGCTCGGAGGTGAGCCGTGAGAGCTGTTCCTGGTACTTCCGCTCTGCGTCAGCAAGGCGGGTGTTGATCTGCTGCTCCAGTAGCTGGCGTTGCTGTTCGGCCGCTTCGGCTTTGGCCTGTGCTTCGGCCAGTAGCTTGGGGTCCACCTGGCCAACTTCTTTCAGCTGTGCTTCGAGCTGTGCGGCACGTGCAGCGTTCTGCCGGTTGAGCTTGCGTTCTGCTTCGAGGGCCCGCTTGAGGCGATCAGCGTCGGTTTCGCCCTGGCCGCTGCTGTCGCTGTTGTCGGTGGTATCTGTACCGCCGCCTTGCTGCTCAGAGGTGGGGTCAGGATCAATGGACGGCCAGAGGGTCAGTTCAGGCCGGGTGGGGGTGAATCGGAAACGCATGTGCCATCACGGCTAGGTGCGTTTGAGTTTTCCGGCCAGCTTGAGGCGTTGCGTGGCAATGCGAACTTGGACGGCTTCCACCAGATGCTGAACTGGGCTTTCGTTAGTGATTGGCTGGGGTTCGGGTTGTGGTTGGGTCATGCCAAGCTGGTGATGGATGTAGGAGGTGTGTATGTGTCACCAGTGTAGAGAGCGCGTGGTGTGTAGCGGACACCGTGCACTAAAGGCGCAGAGCAAAGAACTGGATCCCCGAGGCGCTGTCCAAATTCAAACGCAATGCGGATGTATGAAGCCCAGAATGGATCTAAGCCGGTTCTAGTGGCGAGCCTAATTCCGTTAAGATATAGCGATGCGTTTCTTGTTGATTGCGTATTGCCAGGCATTTGAACAACGGCGAGATGATGATAAATGTTATCTTCAAGGCTAGGCATTAGCAGTGCTTCATCAGAAATGAATATGCCACCTTCTTCTGGTGTCAGTGCCCCTGGTGGCCTGACACGACTGTATGCTTCTGAAATTAAGCTATTGAGACAGTAAAGCTCAACCCTTGCCAATGGCTGATCAGGCATCGCCTCACTTGTCGGCTCACCAGGCAACACCTCTTCTTCTCTTTGTTTTATATACCAGTCTCTACTAAAGTACAGTTGAGCAATGCCCAAATCAATAAATGCATTCATATACCGCGCACTTGCATCCAACGGCGGCACATAGGCCTTTATCAGTGCCTCTACAGTGAACGATTTTGATGCCGGCTCTTTTGGGATCGGTAAAATATCTTGGGTAACTTGGCTTCTTGCTCCGAATGTAAACTCGGGATCATCAACAGCTTCACCGCCGAATAATGCTCCGGACTCATTGGGGCCCGAGGTTGGCAAAAACTCAGCATTTATGATTTGTTCTCCGCCTGGGAAACTGTTGACAAGGTTAAAGGGCGGAATCCCCCGCACCTTTGCATTAAACTCCGCATCAGACGGAATCAGCAGCCAAGCGCCGTCAGGGGTTTGCCGTGGAGTTGCTGCCGGCTCAGGTTTCTTCCATGTGCGATTGTCTGCGCCTTGATTCCTGACCTGCGGTTTCGGCTGGAGCAGTGGCCGCTGAATCTGTTGTTGGTTGTCTTGTAGCTTTTGCCTGTTGCGCAAGATCCGTGCCATCACAGCCTCAAGGATTGCATCAGGCACTTCCTCAAGGCTGACGTTGAGCGTCATGGCTTGATGCCTAACGTGATGCTAAATCCACGCGATTGGCCAGCGGCTAGCACCTGCGGCACCTCATACAACCGCACGGCATAGGGTCTGGTCCTGGTGGTGCCAATCTTGATGATCATCGCATCGAAGGTGAACCCAGCGCCGGTTGCAGGGCCAAACTGGCCGGTGATCACTGGTGGCTCAACACGACCGTTGGCAGCATTGAAGACGCCATTGCCGATCGTGCCGGTTACATCGGCATAACCGTTCGCTGATGCCAGCTTGGCTGCTTCCCATGCGCTGAGGGTACTGGCTACGGTGAGGCTGCCCCTGGTGGCGAGGAACACCCTGTAGGTCTGACCGTTGAGGATCAGGCCCGACTGAAACTCAAGCTCGCCTTGGGTGATAACGAAGCTCATGGTCAGGCCACCGTGAAGGTCACGATGCCGTTAGCGTTCCAGATGATCTTGAAATCAGTCCCAGTGCCAGCGGTCTCGGCGCCGTCGAAGTCGATGAATGCAACCGGCGGATCATCGGCGTCGGTGGCGTTGTAGAGAATCGCGAAACTGGCCGTGATCGCGCCACCACTGGCCGCCCACGTCACATCATCTGCGTCGAACTTTGCCTCGTTCGTGTTGACGGTTGTTACCGCCGCATTAGCAAGCGTGGCGCCGCCGGTGGTGTAGCCGTTGCCGTTAGCAACCTCGGTGCCACCAGTGGCCGCCAGTGTGGTGTGGGTGGCGTTGAAGGTGGCTGCCGTGAGCAGCTTTACCTTGTAGGTGTCACCAACAGCATTGGCACCGGAAGCGAACCGTGCCGCTGTGTGGTTGTAAAGGCTGATGGTGGGGGCCACGGTGCTCGGCGGGCTGTGGCCCTAGTTTTCCGGTTAGGCCGAGGGGAATGGTGCGGTGGGCGGGGTGAGGTTGACGCCACGGGCCAGGTCTTCATGGAACGAGTTGAGGATCAGGGTGGCCATGGTGGTCTGGGGTTTGGGGTCAGGCTAGGGAGATGTCAGGATGGCCAGGTATCGGCTCGCTTGGCCGAGATTTGATCGTCAAGGGTGAAGATTCCGCTGGCAGATGTTGACGAAACTGGCGTATTTTTGCCGCGCAGTGATGCTGGGATTAGGGTTTGCATGATTGCCGATCCGCCGCCAAAGCTGACGGCAACGCTGGGGCTGCCGACGACCTTGCGCGACTGCCGGAACGGCGTACCGCTGGCCTCGATCTCGTCGAAGCCGATCCCCGATAGCGTGACGCTGGCCTGCCCTGCTGGTGATTGGTTGATGGTTGCCATCAGATCATTCTCGCCAGGAACAGTGGAGAGGCCCCAGTCACAGCAGAAACGTTAGCGGCGAAGTCGAGCACCTCCCATTCCTCAGTGCCGGCGCTCACCACGAAGGTGTCACCCTGATTGAATGAGTTGGTGGCGTAGTGAAAGGTTAGGCCAAAATCACTTGGCAATGATTCCGTGATGTACGGCATGAACGGCATACTGTGAAACACAGGATTGCTGTTGCTGGTAAAGGCAGGGTTTGTGCCGCTGAAGTTGCTGGGGAGGATGATGGTATGAGAGCCAAAGCCGCCACTGCCAGGGTTAGCAAGCTGCTGGGTGTTCGCGGAAAAACGCTCAGCATTTGCAAAAAAATTATTGGAAGCATTTCCAGGCGCTCCATATCCAAGGATTGCTATGCCCGTCGAAGTAAATTGGCTTGTGATAGCCAGTGCGCCCGCGTAATTATTTGAGGTTGTGCTTCCATTAAGGGCGCCACCTAGTGCTAGATCCCGCCTAAGCGAAGGGCCGCGCATAAGACTTAACACGCCACCGCGATGACTCCAGGTTGAAGGGTAGACCCAGACAAAGCCAGCAAAAAATCCCTTTGCCAAATCCATCCACGGCTGCACAGTAATGGCGCCATTGACGATAGTGAAGCAGCGCCGATCTGCGCCGCTTTTAAGGACAAACCAGCTTTGATCCGTGTCCACGCCACTGGTGTAGCGCACCAGCTCTAGAGTGCTGGCAGTGGACGCACTGAAGATTTGCGAGTGGTTGGCTGTTGAGTTTGTCGTGGTGGCGAAGAAGTCCAGATATTGCGTGCCAATCGGAACATCCGTCGAAGCATTCCACCCCGTTGCTACATGGAGAAACACTCCACTGGTCGAGAACATAAACCAGTAGTAAGTCTTGCCATACGTCTTGGTCCCGTCGTAGGTGACTTCCAGAATACGATTCTCGATGCTGCCGCTCAGGAACGAATCGAACCAGGCTGTCATCAGCCCCGCGTCGATGAACGCATCGCGGAAAAGGTTGGCCACTTGGTCTGGCGTCCAGGTAGCAACTGCCGTGTAGGTTTCTTTGGTGCAGGTCATGATTAGGAAATGTCTTCGTAGGAAATCACGAGCTCCAGGTCGCCCGCAGCGCTCGCGACCGCACGCAGGCTGTCACCCTCTTCCAGGTAGATGTACGCTTCGCGGGTCACCAGCACCTGCGTTGCGTCAGCCGGAACGGTAATCGTCTTCGCTAGATAGAAATCCGTCGTGCCGTTGTAGTAGCTCAGCGAGATGTCAGCCGCTGCAGCGCCATCCACATTCGCGCAATACACCGAGTTGACCTTCAGTACCTTGCCGCTTGCCGCTGCATTGCTCAGCGCTGCCGCCAGAGTGGTCGTCACCGCATAGCCATCGGTTTTGCCAAGCACCGTCGTGACACTTGACGGCCCTTTGATGTTTGGTGCTGCCATGTCCCATCAACCTGTGCCCTAGCTTTCCGAGTTCCACAACCAGGCTGCCCACCAACCAAGGTCTTCCTCCGCTACTGCGCCAGCGGTCACAGTCGGCGCCAGAGCGGTCACAGCGACAGCTGCTGCAGGTAGCGTCACGCTGACTTCAGATGTCACCACAGGCGCCAGTGCGGTCACAGCGATACCTGCTGCAGGCACCAGCACGCTGATTCCGGCTGCCACCACTGGCGGCAAGCCCACCACCGCCACCCCAGCCGCCGGCACCCCCACACTCGCACCAGTGCTTACACCAGGCACCAACGCCGCGACCGTCACCTCCGCAGCAGGCACCACACCACCAGCAAACACCTCAATAAACCCACCAGTCGCCAAGCTGAACGTTTCAGCCGGCAGCGTCAACGCATAGCTGTAATCAACCACCTGCACTGTTGGCCCACTGCTTGCCTCAAGCCGTTCAATCACCAGTGCTGGACCGATCAGCTTCAGTCCAGCAGCCTGCGCAAGGCTGTAGGTATCCAGGCCATCATCAGGCAGCAACGCCACTGCTGCAGCAACACTTGCCGGGTTGCGAGGGTTGAAACCGACCGGGATGGCAATGCTGTTCGCCTTAATGGTCATGGATCCTCCTCAACGTTTGAGCCCGGCGCGGGCGATGGCTGCAGCTGATTAACTGGCACTGGAATCCGCACCCAGCTACTGGTTGGTGGTGATGCTCCGTAGTATCCCGTTGCACCGAGATACAGCAGATCAGCACTCACGACCAAGCCGTTGCTGTCCCAGGCATAACTCACCGAATCAGTAAGGAAGGCAGCCTCAACACCTTGCACACGCACATACACCGGTGACAGATCGCGGGTGGGCAGTTCGTTGAAACCAGTGATGACATTAAAGCCATAGGCATGGCCTGCTTCCAGCAATGCTTGCGCAAGGCCGAACTCTTCCGCCCTCCGTTGCGCCCTGCTTTGGTTTAAGTTCCGGATGTATTCGGTCATGCCACCTCATCCCAGGAAAAGAAATCATCTGGAGCAAACGGCATCACGTAATCTCTGACTGCCGTTGTAATGCTGTTGGTTAAGTCACTGATGAATGATAGCCGACCGTTGATGTACCGGATGCCGGTATCATTTTCGGTTAGCTCATTGCGGTTGATCGCCTGGTCGCTTGGCTTGGTGGGCGCTGATGGCCGGCCTGCGTTAGTTTGCACCTCGGTGCCTTGAAACACCAAAGCCTTCATTGATTCCACTGCGTCACTGATTTGTTGGCCCCATTCTGATGGATCAATGCTGCTGGACTGCAGTTGACGCATCTGCTCTGCAAAGGATTGCTGCCCGTCTTGCGTTAAACCATAGGCGATCCATGTTTTAGCAGTGGTGCGAGTTGTGGCGGCACCAGCGTCGTCAAATACGGTGGTATGGTCAAGCTCGCGCACGGTTGAAAGGAATAGCTCAACGCCAGGCGTATAATCTTCGTAGCTTGGCACTGCAAGGCTGCCGGCTAGTTCAGATGTAGTGATACTGGTTTCAATTCGCTCCTTGATAAGTACAGGCCCGTCAACAGATGATTCTGATTCATATTCGATCTCGATCAATGTAATGGCATCACCAGAGGGCAAGCCTTCACCACGGGACAGTCGATTGGCAACAAGTGAGCCATTCACCGATGCTTGCGTGGTGCGCCGTTCTTCAACTTTCAAAACAGCGACATCGGCAGCATTCTGCATCCCCAGGATGTCAGTGTATTCCATCCGGGTGTAAGCAATATCTGTTTCGCTGGTGTCTACACTGGTCAGCGATACTGAACTAGCCGTCCCATCTTCAGTGACATACTGAATCGTGATGGTGCGCGGCGGCGAAACGGTGTTGTCGTATGTCCAGTTTGTCATGGCGCGGTAGCGGCTGAGTTACTGAAAGTAAACGGCCGATCAACCCATCCCTGCCAGTTTAGCCGCTTGCGTTCTTGATACTGAGCGTTCGCTTCGGCGCCGTTGTATTGCACTGTGTATTCATCAGGCGGCTGGACGGCACCATCAATCGCCTCGATGCTGAATAGGTTATCGGTTGTGAGCACTGGGCCAAGCCGTCCAAGCTGAAAGTTCAAGCCGCGAATCTGCAGCTTGCCATCAGGCATGATTCTGCCAAACTTCGTTTCAGAGCGGATTAGGTCACCGATGATTTGAACGTAGCCGCTGTCTAGGTTGATTGTAGAGCGTAGGAATACGAAATCAAGGTTGGCACTATCATCTGACAGTTCAAGGTCGATCTTTTCTAGGCAGTATTCCAGCAGGCTTTGCGCTCTGATCGTATTCGCTGCAACGGCAACGCGATGCGTCTGGTATTGATTCTCTGGGCGCTGGCTTGAGATGAAGTCACCAAACGGGATGTAGACCGGCACGGTTACCCAGTTCGGTGGTTCATGCTCCCATGCCTTATAGAGTTCTTTACGCTTCAAACCTTCCATCAGCGTGAGTTTGCAGCCGATCTCAATTTCAGTCGTCCGCTCAATCACGTTCGGCAGTGCCCGCAGCACATACATCGGCTTAGGAAATGCCGTAATCAGCCCCAGCTGTTCGCGCACAATCACCAGGTTGGCCGGCGTGCCCCTTGCTGGGTTGAGGATTCCATCCATCAGCAGCCGGCCGCTGGTTTTGATCAGTCCGCTGCCATCACCAATATGGTTTGAGCCAACATCACCCGAGATGCACACGCCCAGGTCGGTGGCAACAGTGGCGCGGAAGTCAACCGTCATCGCACCTGCCTCAGCTCAATGCTCACCAGATACCGCGTCACCCTGGCACCTGCCACGATCACCGGCACCTGATCAATCACCGGCGGTGATACGGGGAACCAGGAGCCGACCGCTGGCACGGTGGCGATCGTGGTTTCATACCACGTGCGGATCGTTGCATCCGCTCCAGCAGTCTGCGTCCAGCCTTCGATGCGCCGTACCTTGGTGGCCAGCAGCGGGCCACGGATCACATGGGTGCCGGTGCCGGCCAGCTCCAGCGTTGGGCCGTCGTCATGGCCCTCCGGCTGCGCGGTGAGGTTGAGTGTGACCGTGCCGAGGGTGTAGGTGCCGGCTGCCTGCTCAACATCGTCTACGAGGGTGCCAACTTCCAGCTCGCGCAGCATCACGGCGAGCTGTTGAGTGGCATCCACCAGCTCGAACGACACACCGACCATGGCACCAATGGCGGTCGGCACGGGAGGCTCGCTGAACCACGCGCCAACGTTGGTCCATGTCATGCCGTACAGCGTGCCGCTGCAGGCCACGGTGCTGCCCACCGCCAGGCTGATCATGGTGTCGGGTTCGGCGATCCGCAGTGCCCGCCAGGTGGTATAGATCCCGTCCAGCGTCAGCCAATCTGCCGGGGTGAGGATGCACTGAACGGGCCAGCGACGTACGGTGCGGCCAGACTGAGCATCACCAGAGTGGGTGAAGGGGATCTGCTGCAGTGCGGAAATGGTGAGGCCGCCAACGGTGATCGCCATCAGCTCACCTCATCATCTGGCGGATCACCTGGCTGCCGGTTGGTCCGGTCTTCATGGCAACGTTGACGTTCCACTGTTTCCGCGCCAACTCGCCAACCTCCTGCCGCAGTTTTCCGACTTCGACGGCGAGGGCGGCATTGCTGCTGCCACTGGTCATGATTGGCGTGGTGCCGGGGCGTGATGGCAGGGCACCTTGATCTTGCAGCCTTGAGGTGATGCCTGCGGGGATAACGGTGCCGTTGGTTGGTGCACGCCAGATGGAGTTGGGTGCGGCATTGATGAGCGATAGGCGGCCACCAGAGAGGAGCGCTTCCTGGCCCAGTTCGTTCACGCGATACTGCTCACCAGCTTCCACCGGGCCACCCGTCCAGCGGGAACCTGGGAGGCGTGAGGCGCGTTCTAGCCAGTCGTAGAACACCTTGGCAGCGCCGGCGGCCTGTGCAGTGCGTTGGGCGACGGTGGCCATCTGCGTGTCCAGTGACAGGCCTGCAATGCGTTCAGCGAAGGTCTTGGCAGATGACAGCCAGGCGGCGAAGTCCCGAGCGCCTTGCGCTGCAGCCGGCGCACGATCGCCCGTGGTGGTGAACGCATCGGCGATGCCATCAGCTGGGGATTGCGCGTCACTCACCGCACCTTCGAGCTGGCCGGCCTGTGTCGCTGCAGCGCCCAGGTTCTGGGCATAGCCTGCGGCGATGTTGTTCAGCCCACCGGCGATGCTGGCGACATTGCCCAGGTTGACGGCGGACTGTGCAGCGGCAAGCTGGTAGCCGTTCTGTGCCGCACGGGCCCGCTCTGCGTTGATCGCGGCACTCTGCTGTGCGGCAAGGATCTGCGCTTCGAGGGGCTGGGTCTGAGCGAGCAGGCCCAGCTGCTCCCCGCGCACACCGAGCATGAGTTGCTGGAGGCCCACCTGTGAGCGTGCGAGTGCAATGGCACCCTGATCACCAGCGGCGATGGCTTCCTGCAGTTTCTTCTGCGCCTCAAGTAGCGCGAGCTGCTGCTTCCTGAACTCAACATTCGCCTCAAGCACCTGTTTGCGCTGGGCGATCTCCAGCATCTTTGCTTCCAGCTGCTGTTGCTGCAGGAGTGCTTTGTAGCGAGCTTCGGCAGCCTTGCGGTCTACGTTTTGGATGCGTTGCTTGATGGCGCCAATTTCAGCTTCGCTGGCGCCGCGCTCTTCTGCTTTTTTAAGCTCAAACTCAAAGTTGCTACGAACTAGATCAAACCGGCTTTGCTCTTCTGCAGCAAGCGCCCGTGATAAGCCAACGAGTTTCTCTGCTACAGCAACCTGCTCAGTAGCCTGGCGGATTGTTGTTTGGGCGATAACTTCACTGATTTCCTGCTCTACTTTCTTGCGTGATTCGGCGGCTTCGCTGACCCTTTTATTTGCTTCTATTAGTGCTGCAGTTTTGGTAACCGAACCATTAAGTTCAATGTTAAACCCCTGTTGCTCAGCCTGTGCCTTCAGGACATTGCGTGCAGTTTCGGCGGTAGCGGCGGCGGTCTGTTGCTCTAGGGGTTGAATTTGGGCCAACAGGCCAATCTGCCCTTCCCGGATACTAATAATTTTCTCCTGCAGGTCGATCTGCGCATTGGCTGCTTCAATCTCAGTGTCGCTCTTTGCCTTCGCTAAAGTGTCTTGAGCTTGCAGCAACGCTACCCGAGCCTCTTCTGCGCTCAGATCAGCTTCAATGCGGGCTTTCTGCTGCGCCAGCTCCAGCATCTTGGCTTCCAGCTGTTGCTGTTGCGTCAGCGCCTGGAACCTAGCCTCTAGAGACTGGCGGTCCTGTTCTTGGATGCGCTGTTTAATCGCTCCGATTTCTTGCTCTGACGCGCCGCGAGCTTGCGCCGTCGAAAGCTCAAACTCCAGCCCAGCCTTCACCACGGCAAACCGTGACTGTTCCTGATCAGCAAGTGCTTTGCTAAGGCCTACCAGTTGCTGGCCTACCGCCAGCTGCGCATCTAGGTTGCGAACTGGTGCTTCGGCGATGATCTGATTAAGCTGTGCTTCGGCTTCGGCGCGGGCTTGAATGGCTTGCTTGACACGATCTTGAGCTTCGGCATTTTGATCGGTCGCGGCGGTATTTTTACCGGTTGCATCGGTTGAAGCAGACTGAACACCAATCTGCTTTTCCGTAGCACCGCGCAGGTTGTCTAAAGCCTTGGCGTTGGATACAAGGCTTCTTGCTTGTGATTCATAGAACTTGGCAAGATCAGCATTGCCAAGCCGTGCTTGTTCAGTCGCCAGCAGCTTTGCGCGTTCCGCCTGTGCGCGATAGGCTTCAGCAACCTTCTGAAGCTCAGCAATATATTCTTGAGCTTTTTGACGCTGCTCATCAGTCACTTCACCTGAGCGCTTTAGCTCGTTGACGAACGTAACTGCTGAGTTAAAAACCTCGTTAAAACCTTCTTCCAGCTTCTCGGTTTCATCGACCAGCCGGAGCAGCGTCCATCCTTCGCGTGCATTGCGGAACACCTCGCCCAACCCCAGGAAGCCACCCCTTGCTTGCCGTGCCTTTTCGGCGGTTGTATCTAAATCGACGCCGAGCTTTGTCAGTGCTTCGCTGATTGCTTTATTGGAATCCTCAAACTCTTTGGATGCTGCAGCCTGACCACCTAGCACGAACTCCCAGGTCTTGAACAAGGCGATTGCAGCGCCAAGCGCCAATGCAAGAGGTGCTAGCGCCAAGACAGCGCCTTTTGCCCCAGCAATGAACGATGCAAAACTAGCCGACTGAAGATAAGTAGTGAACTGCAGAACGCTTGCTGATGCTGCAGTAAAGCCAGTTACCAGTGTTGTTTTAAGAGTGGTAGCAATAGCGCTTAGCACAGTGCCAACACCTAGGCTGCCAATCAGGCTTAGCTGAGTGATGAGGCCGGGGATCACGGCGACAGCAGCCTTGACCCCGCCCACCAGGGTGGTGGCCATGGTGCCAGCAAGCATCTTAATTTCTGCTGCTGCAATCTGAACTGCCGTAACAGTCATTGCACGCTGGAAGATCACAACAGCAGCAGTTGCAGCAGTTGCAGCGCCGGTCATCAGCACCAGCGCCGATGCGGCTGCCTTCACTGGTGCTGGCAATCCCGCGATCACTCCAACTAGCTGATTAGCCAGCCCTGCCAGTGGCGTGAGACCTGCGGCGGCGACACTGCCTAATGTTTTGCCAATTGAATCAAGCGTACCGGTTAGCTGAGTGACTTCCATTTGGAAGCCTTGCATAGCATCCCTGGCAGTATCCGTGGCGCCTTTGGTGTTGGCCATAGAGGCGGCCATCCTGCGGATTTCCTCTTCGCTTTGATTCAGCAGCGCCAGCCACTTAGTGCCGTCGTCTTCGCCGCCAAATAGGTTTGCGGCAAGACGGATTTTTGACGCAGGTTCTAGCTTGTCAAATGCTCCCTTTAGCTTCAGGAGTGTTGTTTCCATCGGCTGCAGCGTGCCGTCAGCCTCGAAGATGTTGATCCCGAGCTGCGCCATGGTCTCGGCCGCTATCTTGGCCTGGCCAGTGAGCTGCCCGACGCTATCGCCAGCGGATGGTGCAGCGCTGGCCAGCTTAGCCAAGCCGTTTCTAAGGGTGACGCCAGCTTCTGATGCATCAATGCCGGCATTGGCGAGCAATCCAATTGCAATGCCGAGTTCTTCAACGGATACGCCAAGGATTCGCGCAACGGGTGCAGCGTATTTGAACGCCATACCCATGCCATCAACGCTCGCGGCTGATGCGTTGGCACCGGTTACTAGCGCATCTACCACACGGGTAGCATCGCTGGCCTGTAGGCCAAAGCCTTTCAGCGAAGCGGACACCACCGAGCCCATTTGCGCGAATCCGGTGCCGGTAGCTTCTGCACCGCGAACAATGGCGCCAAGGCTGGCGTTCATTTGATCGACGGTCATGCCGCCTCGCACCAATTCAGTAGCAAGCTGCGCTACCTCTTGCTGAGTGCCAGCCGCCTCGATACCGACCTGATCAATGGCCCGTGCGATCTTGTCGTAACCGCCTGCTTCACCAGCTGCGGCAGCAGCTTGACGAATTTCGGTATCTAGCGCTGCAAACCCTGTCACCAGGCTGCCGATGGCGTTTAGCGCGGTGCCAGCTGCTTCGGTGACGGTATTGGTAAGGCTGAATGCGAGGCCTTGAATTGCGCCATCAATGAGGTTGAAGCCATCAGCAGCCTGGCCAGCTTTCGCCAGCTCTCGCTCGGTGTCCTGAATGGCAGATTGCAGCTCCCTAAACCGCTGGCTGCCGATCTGCGTTTTCTCTAGCTCGCCTTGCAGTTCGCCAAGCCGTGAGCGTAGGGCGATGATGCTGCTGGGATCAGCATTGATCAGGAGCTTCTTACGCTCCAGCGCCTGCAGTTCACCTTCGACGCGATCAATCTGCTGGCTGACTTCAATGAACTCCTGAGAGTCCACGTCAATCGTGACGCGCCGCTGCTCCAGTGCCGTGAGTTCGGCCTTGAGCTTGGTGGTGAGCGCCGTGATGCTGTTTCCGTCTACATTGATCAGAATCTTGTTCTGCTCAACTTCGGCAAGGTCACGCTGTACGTTGTTGATCTGAACCTGCAGGTCGGCAAACTCCTGAGAGTCAACCGATACCTTCGTCTGCCTGGTTTGCAGATCGGTCAGCTTGGCCTGTAGTGCCTCGATTGAGCTGGCGTCAATCGTGACCGCAGTGCGCTTGCGTTCCAGCGCTTGCAGTTCACCCTCAACACGATCAATCTCCTTGCCAAGGGCAACGAACTCCTGGGAATCAACATCAATCTTGAGCTGCCGTTCTTGGAGCCCATTGAGCTCATTGCGCAGCTTGGCTGTAACTGCTAAGAACGAGTTAGCGTCAGCATCAATCAGCACCTTCCGTTGGCTGATCTCTTGCAGTTCCTTTTCTGCTGCATTGATCTGCCGCTGCAGTTCAATGAACTCCTGCGAGTCAACGTCTACCTTGACCTGCCTGCTCTGTAGATCCGCCAGCTTGGTTTGCAGGGCGGTAACAGAGCGATCGTCTACCTGGATCAGCACCTGCTGGCGCTGTACAGCGCTGATCAGCGCTTGGACTTCCTTAATCTGTGCGCCAGCCTTCTCAAACGCGGACGAATCAACGGCTACCTTCAACTGCCGTTGCTGCAGCCGGTTCAGCTCCTGGTTCAGTGCAGCAAGGCTCTTGCTGCTAAACCCTTGGATGCCATCGCCGATCCCCTTGCCAACATTGTCGCCAGCGGTCTTGGCACGGGTCTCTAACTGCTGAAACCCCCGCAGCAGTTCGCTGAAATCACCACCAACCTTGACCTGAAAATCACTCACGGGGTCACCACCACGGTTGGATTGGTCCAGCGGATCACGATCTGATCAATCACGCCGATGCCTTGCCCCGGTGCATCGCCTTCGATGCTGGTGCTGGTTGCACCGGGCAGCAACGCCACCACACGACCGGCAACGGTCTGCAGCTGACCGGCCGACTGCCAGCCGGAGACATAGATCCGCCAGGTGGGATTCGTCAGCGTCTCGGTGCTCAGCATTACCTGCTCAGCGAACCGTGGCACGGCAGTAATGACGATCTCGATGCCGTTTACCACCGTGCCAGGCGGCAGCTGTTCATTCGTTGCCAGCACCGCCATCGCTGGCATGGTGGACCCACTGGGCAGGGTGTATGTGCCCAATGCTGCTGCGATGGCCGTATCAGCCAGCAGCCGGTCATAGATCGCCTGTGCAGTGGTCGGCAGGGCCATGGCTCAGTTTTCCGGCAAACTCACCAAACGCCAGCCAGGCCATGGAACTGCCACTGCAGGAACAGCTGAGGAATGAGCAGTGGCGGCGAATGATTCAGGGTGCGGGCAGCCGCGACCTAGAGAACCTGAAAACCGTTGCGCTGGCCATCCTCGATTATGCCGAAACCAACCGACAGTTCGCGTTGCAGCAGGCCGCTGCAGGGTTGCCCAGACAGCAAAACACCCCAGCCGCCTGAGCAGCCGGGGTGCAGCAGAGTGGAGATCAGAACTCCAGCTCGTAGGGCCCGTAGGCCCGCAGGGTGGTCGAGTATTTCACGATCTGACCGGCAGCAGGGGATTCCTCAAAACCAGTGAACCGGCCATAGCCGTAGCTGGTCTCATTGAAACCAACGGGGCCGATCCGGGCGTACTTCACCATCAGGCCCTCACGCACTGACTCCTTAGCGGAAATGCGCAGCAGCTTGTAGGCCGCGTCGTTGTGGTTGGTGACGCCCTCCAGGCTCCAGCTCATCGACTTGCTGGTAGCGATGCTGGTATCAAACGACTTGGCTTCGTCGTCGTAGGTGGTGACGGTTTCCTCTGCCTCAGACTCGCTGGGAGCGCAGTTGGTGAGGCCCAGCAGGCGAATCGGTGCATCGGTGCCGTTGAGCAGCATCGAGCTGCCAACCACTGCCCCGCTGGTAACGGTGGCCTCGGTCTGGTTGGCTGCGGTCAGAGCGTAGGTCAGCGTGAACGGCGCAGTGGTCGTCACGGCGGTGACCGTGAAGGTGCCGTTTGCAGCAGTAAACGGTGCGGGCAAGTTGGCCACGCCGATCACGCTGCCGTTGGCGATGCCATGGGCGCTGCCGAACGTCAGTGTCACCACGTTGGATGCGATGGCAGCCTTGGTGACAACCTTGCCCTCGCCAGCCAGCAGCTTGAACGTGGAGCCGGTGCCATGCGGGAACACCAGCGAGGTGTTAGCCATCACCGTGGTGTTGTCGATGAACTTACCAGCACCGAGGCCTGCATTAGGCAGCAGGGTGGACAGGTTCACCGATCCTTTCTTCAGGACCTGGAAGAAGAAGTTGTAGCCGTAGGCTTGGGAGTAGACCGAAGACATGGGGATGCGTGATCGCTTCCCTTTCAGCGGTCCACTACCCGGTATGCCGTGTTGGCGGCTTAAGGATGGCGCGGAAACCTAGCGGCAACCCGCCCTGTGCCTGCTGCTGTGAGCTGTTACCCCCGTGGTGTGTGCCACTGCCCAAACAACACCCGCAAGCCGTTTCAGGCACGGGTGTGGTGGGCTGGTCGGTACTGGAGCCTTGGGTACTTCGCCAGCATCACGGAAGCTGAGATCAAGGTGAATCGGGTGTATCGAGAGATGGCCGAGTGGAAAGAGATGCAGCTTCCTCCGCCCACACTGCTCCCACTGCTCCAGAAACGGGAGCAGGCACTGCAAGACAGCACACCGGCTGATCCTCACCAGGCCAGTGAAACTGCCGGGTCTGGCCTGTAGCGGTGCCTTCCGCGATCAGGAATCCTCGCCAGCCATCGGCGGTGGGTTCAGGCGCCAGCAGGATGGCATCAGTGGCGATGAGCGCGAGCCGCTGGGGTGTTGGCTGGCCTTGGCCGGCAGCGTGCAGCACGTCGTAGAACGCGAGGGCGAAACCTGGGAACTGGTGCTGGTTGAGCAGCGCGAGCATGGCAGAACCAGCCTCTGATGGCGGGCGTTCACCAGGCTGCTGCTGGCGGAAGAAACAGAAGTCTGCCAGCGGCGGCGGCTTGCCGTCAGCGTGCGCGTTCACATAGGTCTGAGTGAGGGATGCGACTGGGAGCTCAGCCCAGTGCAGCTGCTGCATCAACCAGCGCTCACCTTCCTCGATCGCTTCCGTGATGTAGGAGACGGGGAGGGATGCGAATCGTTCGCGGCTGAACTCAGGAGCAGCGGGCCAGAGTCTGCGGCATCGCCAGAATGCTGCGGCCCAATCGGTTGGGGCGGGGCTGAGTTGTCCTGAGGCGCGAGCTTTCCCAGCGTTTCAACCATCCCTTCGATCAGTTCTTCAGGGGATTTGGCGGGCTGGTGACCGTTCTGTTCATCGCCGATGAAGTTGTAGATCGCGGTTTGGAGCGGCTCGGGCAGCTCGGATGAATCAGCTTCGGTCCAGGCTTTGCAACCGGGCAGCCGGTGGGCGATGGCAGCGGTAACGGTGCGCAAGACCTGCTGGCGGTGTGCCTTGCCGAGGGTGATGGTCATCTCAGCGATCAGGTC